GGCGATACATCTCCAGTACAAATAACTGTTCCGGCTGGAACGCTCTTGCCAATCTTTGCAAGCAAAGTTTACTCAACCAGCACAACAGCAACGCTTATTGTAGCAATGTACTAGTATGTTCATCGGCGTAAAGGGTCTAAGTGTTGTAGGTTCAGCGGTCGGCAACATTAGCGGCCCCGGCTACGATTCTGACGCTCAAGCCTATATTGATGCAGTTGAGTCAGCAGATGGTGAAGCGTTAGAGACCGATGTAAAAGAAGCGTACAATAATTTCTTTGTCGGCTTAAAGGACGACGGCTTACTGGCTGATTTATCCGCGTGCTGTTTATTGCTTGGCGCTCGAACTATAGCTGGCGCACTTACACCGCTAGTTCCTTCGATGCCTACGCCGACCAATAACAATTTTGTCAGCGGTGATTATAGCAGGACTACTGGCTTAAAAGGGGATGCAAGCACCAAGTATTTAGATAGTAATTTAGCTGCAAATGTAGACGGTCAGAATGATTTTCACCTGTCAGTTTACGAAACAGAGCTGCATAACGCTAGTGGAGGAGCTAGTGTCGCTGGCATAATCGGGTACACAGATTTTCCTGGCGCGGGAAACGCCGCTCAGATTGTTTACCGCTATAACAGCCTTTTTATACAGCGAGCAAAGGATAACAATTCAACACAACTGACACGAGGCACAGTGACCGGATATTCAGGCATTGTAAGAAATAACTCAACTAGCTTTGATTATCGTTATCCAAGCGGCACAGGTAGCATCATAGCAACTAGTAGCGCTCCGCCTAGCGAAAATATGTATGTGTTTGCAAACCATCTACCCGGCACAGGCGCATATATTATATCTAATGGGCGACTAACTTTTTATTCTTTCGGGGCGGCAATAACACTTGCAGATCTTGATAGTCGAGTTTCGACCTTAGTTAGTGAAATAGGAGCGGCTTTGCCATAACGTAAAAAGATTTATTTATAAGATTTTAGTATGTTCATCGGCGTAAAAGGGTTAGGAGTTGTAAGTTCGGCGGTTGGCAATCTTAGCGGACCTTCCTATGACTCCGATGCTCAAGCATATATTGACGCAGTAGAAAGCGCCGACGGTCAAGCGTTAGAAACGGACGTAAAAGAAGCGTACAATAATTTCTTTGTCGGCTTAAAAGACGACGGCATCTTTAGCGACCTGACAGCGTGTTGTTTGATTATGGGCGCTCGCACTATTGCAGGTGCTTTGACTCCGCTAGTTTCATCCATGCCAACGCCTACCAATAACAATTTTGTCAGCGGTGATTACAGCAGAACACAGGGGTTGCAAGGCGATGGAAGTACCAAGTATTTAGACAGCAATCACCTTGCCACTGATGATGCTACTAATGACTCTCACTTAGCTGTCTATGAGCCGGTATTGCACCAAGATGGGGCTAATTTTTGCGCAGTAATAGGCTATCAAGATCTCTATGGCACTTACAATAACGCATTTCAGCTCGCCTACGCTTATAATTCCACGTTTGTGATGAGAGCAAAAGATTTCAATCTTTCTTACGAAAACCGAGGTTCTTATGTCGGTTTCAGCGGTATCAGTAGATCTAACTCGTCTAACTTTGCGCTACGTTTTAATAGCACTGATTATACAAAAACAGCAACAAGTAGCACTCCGCCACCATCGACTAGCATGTATGTGATGGCGCAAAATCATTACGGAGTCGGAGTCGAGTTACCATCAAACGGTAAAATTGCATATTATTCATTTGGATCAAGTTTAGATTTACCAACTCTTGATAGTAGAGTTTCAACATTATTTAGTGAAATAGGAGCGGCATTACCATGACCCTAGAAGATTTAATCCCAGATTTGCCGCTTTCGTATGCACAAGGGAAAACATACGGCTTAGTCTTTGCCATTGATCTAAAGATGCGGCTTGATGAAATACAGCAAGAGCATCCCCCAGTAAACTATGCAACGCCTGTCGCAACGACAGATGGGCGTTATGTTTTACACGGAGATCTCTTGAGTGAGGTAGGGCCGGATGGCATGTTCGGCGGTACTTTTTCATATTTGGATCAGTCACGATTTAATGAAGTCGAGGTAATTGATTGGAGTGCAGCACAGGCGTTATTGCCAGTAAACATCCCTATATAAAAGGGTTGTCGCAAAATGAGGGGTAAAGTAGGTTATAAACAGAATATAAACCTATAAACCAAAGGATTTGTTTATGGCACAAGTAGATTGGGCAAGTGTAATGAATGGTAATAGCCAACCCAAGAAGCGGTATAGTGGGGCTAATATTAAGTTTTTTTATGCTTACAATGAAAACCGAGAAAAGTCATTGGCGGAAGGACGGCCAATTTTTGATGAAATACCAAGCATAAGTATTCAGTGGCCTGGAGGAGATGAGACTGTAAGACGTATCGAACAGCGAGACATTTTAGAATACCCAGAGCTATATGAACGATTCAAAGCTGGCAGTGAACCTGTAACAGAGGGAACTCCACTAGCAGAGTGGGCTATGATGAGTGGTTCTGCGCTAAGAGAGCTTAACTATCTTGGCTTTAAGACTGTAGAGCAATTAGCTGCTGCAACTGATGACGTTAAACGTCGCATTGGCCCTTTGTCTAAGCTAGTTACTGCTGCAAAAGACTGGCTAGATGCTGCTGGCTCAGATCAGAATGAGGTAGTAAAAATAAAACAGCAACTAGAGGCTGAAACAGCGAAGCGGCTAAAGCTCGAAGAAAAAATGGAGTTATTGTTGCAAAGAATTGAAGCTAATGAGGGAACCGATTTAAGGCCAGTACGAAAGCAAATAGCAGAAGAAATGGAAGCTCCGGTGGTAGAGGAGCCTGTAAAAAAACGAGGTAGACCGAAAAAGCAATGAGTTTATCAACGGTAATTCAAAATGTAGCAGACGAAGCAGGGTATACTGTCAGCAGTAGTGTCATTGGGGCTACTGATACGACTACAAAACAGCTTCTTGCTATAACTCAAAGAATTAGCCGGGAAATGTTTGAGCAATACCCCTGGACGAAATGTTATGCGTCGGGGTCAATTACTTTAGTGGCAGGTCAGGCGCAGTATGCTTTACCTGCCGCTTTTTCATATTACCAGTACGACACCTTCTGGAACCAGAGCAATCGTTGGCGAGTATTAGGCCCGATGACTGCACAAGAATATGCTGATATAAGAGGGTTTGGCTTGAATCCTACTATTTATCAACAGTTTCAGATTAGAGGCATAAGCAACGATCAACTCTTAATTTACCCTACTCCTGGAGCCTCTGAGGATGGGAGTGTAATTATTTTTGAGTATATCGCCGACAGAAGCGTAAAGCCTAAAACGTGGGTTACGTCTACTGCATTTGCGCCTAATAGTTATTGTTTTTACAACGGCAATTATTATCAAACTACTGCTGGCGGTACTACTGGCGGCACACCTCCAACCCACACTAGCGGATCAGTTTCTGATGGCAGTGTGACATGGACGTATTATAGCGGAGCCTATGACAAGTTTTTAGCAGACACAGATACAAGCATTTTCAATGAAAAAGTATTAGAACAGGGAGTTTTAGAAAGGTTCGCTGAAATACATGGGCTTGATAGTGTTCGCCCCAAATATCAACTTCAACTGCATGAGGAATGGTCACGAGATATGCCTGCAAAGATTCAATTTGCTGGCACTATGAGACGTAATCAGATTTATGCAAGAAATGGCGTAGCTTCTTTTGGGACATATATATAATGAACGGATTTCAACCACCTGCTTTTGTAGCTAACGATCCTCAAGGTACGTTTTACTGGTATGTTTCAAACGGTATGCCTTATCAAGAGGCTGCCAATCTTGTAGCACAACGCTTTGGCCAACCTAAAACTAGAGAACAGTTAGCTAGAGAACAAGAAAGGGCAAAGAACCAATCGGATCTTGCACAAATAGGAGGAAGTTTAGGTGGCATTGCTTTAGGCCGAGAAGCCTTTAAGGGTTTTCCAAACATAAAAGAAGCGTTGGGATATGGATCTACACCAACTGACATCGGTGGCGGCTCCGTTGGAATGACACGACCTGTTCCCCCTCCAACAACAAGTATTGATGGTAGCGGAGCTGGAGCGATAGATTTAGGTGGGGGTACTAGCGGTGCTACTGTTGCCACCCCTAGAGTGTTAGAGGTTAAAGGATCTATTGCTACAGTAGATACTCCTGCTGGCACTCAACAAGTTCCGACTGAGGCGTTACAGGATGAGAGTTTTTGGAACAGCGTAGATTGGGGGTCGTATGCAAAAGGGGCTATCGGTTTAGCACAGCTTTATTCTTCATACAAACAATACAAAGAAGGGGATAAAATAGGAGCAGGAATTACCGCTGCTCAAGGAGGAGTAAACTTAGCAAATGCCTCTGGTTATGAAGCTGCGGCGAAATATGCTCCGTGGCTTGCAGCGGCAGCTTCTTTATATGGTTCTGGCAAAGCGATTCTTGGTGGCGACCTGTCTCCAGACGATCAAGCCTATGAAAGTGCTATGGCAGGGCCAAGAGCTGTTGCTGCTTATTTCACTTTAGGAGCTTCTGCTTTATTAGAAGGTTTCGCTCGTGATCAATGGGGTGGAACAATGCGGAAGTTAGACAACTTTAATAAGCAATGGTACGGCCCTGCTGGTTTGTCAACGGCAATGTTCAAACAAATTGGCAGTAAAAAAAGTGGCGCACAATTTTTAAGAGATCAAGTTCGTGAAAAAATGATTGAACAGGGTGCGCTCGATGAAAATTGGCAAGGTACTTTAGCCGATGGAAGCACGTTTGATTTTGGCTTAGACGGCAAGCAATTAAAATGGAAGGAGCTTGATAAAATAGCCGCTGCACAACCTGAAGCATGGAACGCTGCTGTAGGTTTGCTAGACCCAATGATTAGTGCTTACGGACTCAAAGGGCAAAAACGAGCTGATATAGTAGGATGGTTGGCTAGGGCTGCTGTAAGCAATGCTGGTGACGACTCGCAAATCGCTATTGATAACGTAAAACATTTTGCTCAAGAGCAAGGGTTAAACTTTGACACTTATCAAACAGTTATGAATAGTTTTAAGAGTGACGGTAAAATTACGGATGATCAATATGCTCAAAATATGGCAGGAGCAGAAAGATTGTTTAATGTTGATTTGCCTGATGTTGATCCTGCAACAATAGAAAAGCCAGCAAAAGGCGAAGTAGCAAGAGTATCGGCCGGTATGTATATGAATGATAAAGGGCAAATTAAAAAAGCAAGAGACATTAGCACCGCTTTGAGAAAACATTATAATTTAAGTAAAACTAAGAATCAGGAGCTATAATGGCAAAGGGAATGATGTCTCGTCCTCCAACTGGAGGGGGTCTTAAAGAAAGAAGTGCAAGGCAAGAACTCCGCAAGCAATACCTTGAGCGTCGAGGACGAGAATATAAGGGTGGCGGTCGTGTTTCTGCTATGCCAGTTAGCGAAGAGAGCGATGAAATGACAGCTAGGCAACAGCGTAGGCAGCAGTTCTTAGAGCGTAAGCAAGCTAGACAGGATCGTAGGGTAGAAGACTGGCGAGCGCAACAACAGGCCGCAAATGTGGGCAATGCCGTAGGACAGCTTCCTACTGATTTAGCAGGACAACTTGGCGGTCAAATGGCAGATTTTGCTAATAAGCCTGGCTCGCAAGGAGAAAACCCTTTTGGTGATTATCGGCAGCTAACCGATCAAGAACTATATGAAAGAGGATATAATCCAAGAGACTATAATAGTGTAAGTATTGGTCCAGATGGTCAAATAATATCTACTATGGCGGGATATGATAATAGCCCTATAAGCCCAGAAGAAAAAGAACGATTGTGGCAAGAAAGATTGAGAAACCCAAGACCGCAATTTAATTCAGGTTTTGAATATAATCGAGCTTTAGAGCAGAATCCAGGATCTTTTGGATTATCAGCAGGTAGTCTTGCAGGCGCATTTGGCGCACCAATGCCGCAAGAGCCGATGCGGACACCAACCCCTGCATATGTGAACGCAATGCCTGGTCAATTAAAAACAGGAACCTTTACACCACAAGGAATGTATAGACCGCTACCTTGGTATGCAACGCCACAACAGATCAGGGAAAGACAGGCATTGATTCAGGGAGGACATTACTTCAATCAATTACTACCTAAACAACGAATGGGGTAAAATATGCCGCTTCAGGGCTTTACAATGCCACCTCCATACAAGGGCTTAGATTTAGTAAGTCCTATTGATAATATGGATCCAAGCTATGCCTTGGAATTGGTAAACGTATTCCCTGGAGCTGGCGCACCTACAGTACGTCTTGGCTATAAAGAGTTCTGCGATGTTGGCATAGCATCTCCCTTGCTATTTTCTGCACCTCTTAACCTTAAAAATGGTACTACTCAGCTTATTGTTGCAAATGACACAAACCTTTACAGCATAAGTACTACAGGTGTCGCTACAGATATTACTAATGTAACGCCGCATACTGATAGCGAGTTTCAATCTACGATCTTTGCTAATAACATTTATCTTGCAAATGGTGTTGACCATCTAAGTGTTTACACTGGTAGCGGAACAGCAACAGACACTAGTTTTACTTTTGGTGGAGGGGTAACAGGACACGACATTATAAACGTATCTATATACCGTAGACATTTATATATGGTGCAAAAGGATACCGCTATTGTGCATTACGGCAATACTGAAGCTACAGGAGTTTCAGGGACATCATCCACTAATAGCTTTGATTTTCAATATGTGTTTACTCAAGGCGGCTTTTTGGTGGCGTGTGGTGCATATACTAATCAAACAGCTAACACCTCACAGGATCTATTCTTTGCATTAAGCAGTGAGGGTGAGATTGTTTTTTACAGTGGCACTAGTCCCAGTGATTCTGCGTGGACACTTGTTGCTCGATACTACATTGGAAAACCTTTAGGTTATCGAGCTTTTATTCCTATAAACAGTGATACTTGGATTCTTACGCAGCAAGGTATTGTTCCTATCTCAGCACTATTCCAAATGAGTCCTGAACAAGCGGCGCAAAGTATTAGCGGTAGGGTAAATCCTTTTATCAGCGATTACAGCAAACTATTACCTTTTGACCACGAATGGACTGGCGTATTTTGGCCTGCTGGCAGAAGAGTTTATGTTTCTGTGCCTACTAGCACAACAACGGTTAGTTATTTAGTTTACAGTTTAGACACTGGCGGTTGGACTGAGTTTAGATTGCACGACAATACACATGGCGTCTCAATGACTATATTTGACAGATTGCCTTTTTATGCAAGTAGCAATGGAATAGTGTGGCAGGGAGAGACTGGTCAATTAGACGCTGTTACAGCCACAAACAGTGAGTCTATAAAATACAGCGGAAGAAGCGCATTTAGTTTTTTTGGTAGTCGAGCGAATTACAAAGTTTTTGCCGATATAAGGCCGATTGTAAGAACAAAGCGTGGTATCAGCCTAAACGTGGGGATTGATACTGATTTTCAGAGAGCAGTTACCGTTACGGGCGTGACGACATCTCCTGGCACGTTCACACCTTGGGGGAGTCCTTGGGGGAGTGCCTGGTCGTCTGACTTGGAGTACATTTTTGACCGTTTTGCGACACAAGGGCAGGGGCATAGTGCGGCGTACAGATTTGGTGGTTCATTAAATAACGCAAGTATGCAAATACTAGGTATGGAGATTAGATTTAATCTTGGAGGGCAAGTGTAATGAAAACAGCTATGGGGCGAGACCCTTCAATGCAGCAAGCCAGTGGTTTTAACCCTGATAGATTGCAGCGTCGTATTAACTACTTGCAAAAGCGCAACCCGAACGATCCAAGACTCCGCAATTTGAGAAACAGGTTAAAAACTGGCGGCGGTCGTTCCGATTTTGAGCGAATGAATCCAGGGCAACAAGCACAGCAGTTGGCAGGTACAAGCGGTCAGGTGTTCGAGCAAATGGCTGGTTACGCTCAGGGGTTTGACCCATCAACCATGCAGAGTCAGTACGATCCAATTTACTCTCAAGAAATGGAGCGAGCTAGACAGAATGTAATGGGACAGTTTGAGCGTCAAATGGCTCCTGAGTTTCAGAGACAGCAAGAGCAGTTTCAACAAATGGCAGCAGAAAGAGGATTAGATCCTAATTCTGTAGCCTACAAAACTCAGCTACAACAATTAAACGAGCGTCAAGATGCAGCTAGACAGCAAGCTATGAGCAGTGCAGAGCAAGCTGCTCAAGGCGTACAGCAGACAATGTTTAGCCAAGCTGGTCAAATGGCAATGATGCCAGGTCAGATTGCAGGCCAGTTCCAAGACCCTTACAGGCTAAACTATGCTCAAATGTTAGAGCAGCAAAAAATGGCTTTTGAGGCAAAACAAGCAGAGTTAGAGCGTCAAAATCGGTTGCAAATTGCAAGAACGCAGGGTAGTGCTAATCAAGGCCCAACTCCTTATGATAGATATATAGCGGAGAGAATCAACCAAGGATACGGAGGCGGTCAGCAACCTAATCCTATGGCTGGTTTTGCTGGTGGCCTTGCTGGTGGTTTCGGCAAAGGGTATTTTGGAGGATCTCAGTAATGGCAAATGATGGGTTGTTGGGCGTACCTATGAGTTTTGGTGTTGGCGATACTTTGGCAGGATCGCTAGGGGCTGGCCTTGGGGCTGCAACTCCAACAATGATTAGCCCTTACGCATCTACAGGCACAGCTATTGGGGTAGGATTAGGCAGCATATTGCTCCAGTCATTGTTGGGCTATCAAGCTAGACAGCA